GTGGAAGTTTGCTGCTGAAGAAGATAGAGACAAGTCTCCAGTGAGATTTGTCCCTCGCAGGGCTTATATTTGTGGGTAATAGGTTTGCGTCCGCCAAGAACTCGATTGCAGAGTGTGATCGATGCGGATTTAGGTTCAAGCTAACACAGCTAAAGGCTTTGATCATCAAGACAAAGCAAGTCAATATAATTGTTTGTCCTGAATGCTGGGAACCGGATCAGCCTCAGTTACAACTGGGGATGTATCCAATTGACGATCCGCAGGCTGTAAGGAATCCTAGAAAGGATTTAAGCTATTTGCAGTCTGGTAATAGCGGGTTACAATTGGTTAATGGGTCAGGAACGTCTGTTGATGAAAACGGCTATCCTGAAGGCGGAAGTAGAATTATCCAGTGGGGCTATGCTCCTGTTGGAGGTTCTAGAGCAAACGATGTAGGGCTAACACCGAACTATCTAGCTTTATCATTCCAGCTAGGAACAGTAACAGTAGTTACAACTTAGGAGCTTAAAATGGCAAAAGGCGGAAAGACTAACGAACAAATGAAGAAGCTGGGTCGCGGTCTGGCTAAAGTCGCTAACCAGAAGAAGCCGGTTCGTCCTGTAAAAAAGGAAGGAATATGAGCATATATAGAGACCCTAAGTCAGTTCCTGTGCAGAAGGATAACGGATATCCAAACAATATCCCTAACACACAGACCCAGAAGACCCGTGGTACTGGAGCCGCCACCAAAGGCACTGGTCACTCGAAGAAGATGGGCTAATGAATTACACGGAACTATCGCAGACAATTAAGGCATATTGTGAGAATGAGTTCCCACAAACAGTCAGTAGCTTTACGTCTGCCCAACAGATCAATACATTCATTGATCAAGCAGAGCAACGGATATATAACAGCGTTCAGTTTCCTTCAATACGGAAGAATGTCACTGGGGTATTAACCGCTAATAATCAATATCTGTCAGCGCCCGGAGATTTTCTGGCAGTTTACTCAATGGCTGTTATAGACACAGTCACTGATGCGTATGATTTCTTGCTTAACAAGGATGTTAACTTCATACGGGCTGCTTACCCTATCAAGACAGATACGGGAAAGCCGCAATACTATGCCCTGTTTGGACCAACAACCACTAACGATGCATCGCCTATCATAACGAATGAACTGTCATTCATTCTTGGACCAACTCCTGACTTGGCATATGACGTAGAGCTTCATTACTATTACTACCCTGAGTCAATTGTTACTGCCACTACAACATGGCTTGGGGATAACTTTTATAGTGTCCTGCTTTATGGCGCGATGCTGGAAGCAGCAGCGTTTATGAAGTCAGACAAAGACGTTATGGAAAATTACGTTTCTCGATATAATGAAGCATTGGCACTAGCTAAACGTCTGGGTGATGGAATGGAAAGACAGGATGCCTACAGGTCTGGGCAAGTACGGATACCGGTGAAATAATGCCATTTACCGGAAACTTTACCTGTGACGTATTCAAATCAGGAGTTCTTGATGGGAACTTTGATTTTGGTGTTGGCACAACAAACGTATTCAAGATAGCGCTGTATACCAATGCATCAACTCTTGATCAGGATACCGCTGCCTATACAACCGTTGGCGAGGTTGTAGCGACTGGGTATACTGCCGGTGGTAATGTCCTATCTCCAACCTTGAGCATACTGGACGGGACCGCATTTATCACCTTCACTAATACCTCGTGGACAAGTGCATTGACCGCTCGTGGAGCGCTTATTTATAAGGTTGGTGGTGCAGCGGTTTGTGTTTTAGATTTTGGTTCAGACAAGATCTCAACTACAACATTCCAAGTAGAGTTTCCAGCCGCTTCCAATACTTCAGCAATTATTAGACTTTCCTAAAGGAGTTTCAAATGATTTCAAATAAAGCAGTTTCTGTAGATAAAGTAGGCGCAAGTGTTCTGCTAAGTGGGGCGACAGTTTCCGCCGCTGGTGGCGCTGGCGTATTTACAATTCAGTGTATCGACAAAGACGGCAAACTGAAATGGGAAGAAAAGAACCCAAATCTGGTTGTTAACGTAGGTCTTCAAGACATGAATGACAAGTACTTCTCTGGAGCTGCCTATACCGCAGCTTGGTATCTAGGTCTAATTACTGGTCCCGGTCCTGCAACCATTGTTGCAGCAGATACCTTGGCTTCACATGCTGGATGGACTGAGTACACAGACTACACTGGCAACCGTAAGGCTGTAACTTTTGGCTCTGCAACTGTTGCCGATCCTTCAGTTATTGATAACTCAGGATCGCCTAGTGCATTTGCTATTACAGCTCCCGGCGGCACTGTTGCTGGTGCTTTCTTAACTTCAGTAGATACAGGTACATCAGGAATTCTGTTCTCAGCTTCTGACTTCCAGTCCCCCGGTGATCGTGCTGTAGTTGCTGGTGATACTTTGAATGTTACTTACACATTCAGCCTTGACGCTGCATAAGGAGATATAAAAATGGCAACAAAATTCACTAAGGGTCAGAACGTAAAAGTTCAAGCGGCTGTTCCTCAAGGTCCAGTACAAGCTCTCCGTATGACTGAAGATGGAGACTTCTTCTACCATATTGAGTGGACTGATGCTGACGGCGTTTCACAAAACCGCTGGTTTCCAGAAGCTGCTTTGACAGAAGCGTAATGTGTTTGGAATCTCATCATTTGCGGCTGCGCCATTTGCGTCACTAGCAGGAGCCTTTCTCAACGCTGAAATTAGTGAGTCTGCTTCTGCTTCTGATACTGTATCAAGTGCTGCAACTGCAAATCGTGAGATTCAAGAAATAACAACCTGTGCTGACGCGGTATCTGCACATGTTGATCTAATATCTTCCATACAAGAATCAGTTACTGCTGACGCTCAGTCAGTTGGTTATCTAAGCACAAGCCGTTCTATTGATGAAGCTGCTACTGCGTCAGACTCTATTGCAGCAAGTCCTGCCGTCTCTGTATTCATAATTGAGTCGGTTACCGCAACAGATGCAGCAACGGCATCCACTGACCTTAGTTCTGCGATAGATGAGGCTGCTACAGCCTCTGATCAAGTATCAGCCCTCCGTGAGCTACTTGGATCAATACAAGAATCCTCTACCGCATCTGACCAAGTGTCATCCGTTGTTGGGTTTGCTTCGGATATTGCAGAAACCGCTACTGGCACAGACCAAGTCTCTGCCATTGCTACATTCTTAAATAATATTAATGAGGCAGTTACTGCGACCGATACAGTCGAGGCTCTCGCTATATTCGAGACTGCAGTTGATGAGAGCGTTACGGCAGCAGATCAAGTAAGTTCAAGTGAGGACTTTGCGTCAGCCATTGCAGAGAGTGCTACAGGCGCGGATCAAGTAGACGCAACTCGCAGTTTACCCGGAAGCATTGCAGAGTCCACAACGGCAAGCGACCAAGTCTCTGCCCTTGCTGTGTTCCAAAATAACATTAGCGAAGCGGCTACGGCAGCAGATACAGTTGAAGCTCTTGCTACGTTTGAGACTGCGGTTGACGAGGGGGCTACGGCATCAGACCAAGTGTTTGCTAGCGAAGACTTTGCCTCAACAATACAGGAAGCTGTAACGGCATCGGAACAAGTATTCTCTACGCTGGACTTTACTTCGGCTGTTGCTGAATCTGCCGCAGCTTCTGATGCGGTAGTTTCTAACCTAGACGCCTTTGCTAATGTAGATGAGTCTGCCACAGCAGCAGATCAAGTCTTCACACAAGCGGTATTTGAGAACAACATAGCAGAACAAGTATTGGCATCTGATGCAGTATCTGCCACGGCAAACTTTGCTGTAACGATTGAGGAGTCCGTCACCGCAGCAGATCAGGTAAGCGCAAGCGAAGACTTTGCTTCAGCCATTGCTGAGAGCGCTACTGCTTTGGATCAAGTAGATTCAAATGTAAGCCTGAATGGGGTAATAGATGAGGCTGCTATAGGGGCTGATACAGTTGCGGCTAATGCGGATCTAGTTGTCTTTATAGAGGAATCAATAGCTGCTACGGATCAAGCTACCGCACAAGCAGACTTTGTAGGTGCCATTGATGAGTTGGTTACTGCAACTGACACTGTTGCTGCTACAGCAGACTTTATAGTAGATATAGCCGAGTCAGTAACGGCTGCAGATCAGGTGAGTGCGGATGAGATATTTGCTTGTGATATAGCAGAGAGCGCCACAGCAGAAGATCAGGTCTTCTCAGCAGTGAGTTTAAACGGAGCAATAGATGAGTCGGCTACTGGGCTAGATGAGGTCTTTGCTCAAGCGGACATGAACTCGGCGGTTATAGAGGCTGTCTCTGCTTCTGATGCTACGGCAGCTCAAGCCACATTTGAAGTTGATATAGCAGAGCAGGTAGCGGCATCTGAGCAAGTAATTTCTGGGGTAGACTTCAGTTCAGAAATTCAGGAAAACGCTACAGCAGAAGATCAAGTCGCTGCAATTATTGAGATTAATAGCGCTGTGGATGAGAATGCTACAGCTCTAGATGAGGCATCTGCCCTAGCCTACCTTAACGGATTTATTAGTGAAGGCACTACTGCTTCTGATGCCATTGAAAGCATGGCGGAGTTTCATTCGAGCATACAGGAGCTAATTAGCGCCACCTCATCCACAGCCGCTGCCGCTGCTTTTGCAGCTTTAATTGCAGAATCTGCCGCGGCTTCAGATTCTCTTGCTAGTAGGCTGCTCTGGGAAGTAATTGATACCTCAGAATCTACTACTTGGGATACAATAAATAATTCAGAAAGTACTGCTTGGGGTACAATAAATACTTCAGATACAGGCGGTTGGCAAGTGATAAAAACTCAACCATAATAGGGACATATGGCACTCATCTTAGCTGACAGAGTAAAAGAGACTTCCACTACCGCAGGTAATGGCACATTCACGCTTGCTGGGGCTGCAACTGGATTTCAATCCTTTGCCATAGTAGGCGATGGAAACACCACTTATTACTGTATCGCAGGACAAGGGACTAATGAGTGGGAAGTAGGCATTGGAACCTATACGTCTTCCGGTACTACACTAGCCCGTACTACAGTCCTATCTAACAGTTCAGCAACAGAGCCAACAGCTCTGGTATTTGCCGCTGGGACCAAGGATGTATTTGTTACCTACCCTTCAGAGAAGTCAGTCAATCTGGACGCATCAGGCAATGCAACTGCATTGGGTACTCCAGTAGCGTTTACAGGTACTAATATAACTGGCACTGCAGCAGGTCTTACAGCAGGAGCTGCAACAGTATTAGCCACAGCAAGGAACATAGCAGGTGTGTCTTTTGATGGCTCTGCTGCTATATCAATACCATTAGAGAATCTATCCGATGTATCAATTGGCACCGCAGTGGTTAACCAGTTGCTTGGATATAACGGCACGGCTTGGACCAATGTTGCGCCAAACCCAGCCTCAGCGGGAACGGGTGTTGTATTTTATAACGCCACTCCAGTTATAACTGCGGCAGGGGCTAACAACGATGTAGCTCTTCTTACCTTTGCGTCCATCCCAGTAACAACAGCAGAGCAGGTCATTACAGGAACAGCAGTTAGCAATACTGTGCTTTTCTCTGCTTTTATCACTGTTGCTCTGAATAGGCTTATATTTGATGCTGGGATATATGACTTCACAATATGGGCTGGTGTAGACAGCGTTGCTATGAACTCTGTTACAACCATTACTAGACAGATATATACAGCCACTCCCTTTGTCGTTGGCACTGTAACTACTACAGGCACAGGATCAAGTCGCACAGCTACAGCATCATCAGGAACGCCCT